GTTACACAATGCGTGAGCGTTACACAATGCGTGATATTGCGCTCACACACGCGCACACACGGGAACTGGTTTCAAGTGGGCAATAAAAAGCCCACTGAACTCGGTTCAGTGGGCAAAGTGGGATTTGCGGGATTTGAGGCTATGGTCCGTCATAGCCTCAAGTGGGGGATTTAGTGGATATCGTCCCTCCGGAACGTCGCCATCGGCCTACGCGCGCGGCGTCGGTCTCGCCACGCTACATAACCTTCGCCAATTGCGGCAATCAGCGCGAGCGGCGCGAGGAACACGGTCAGGATTATCAATGCATCCATATGTACTCCGTGGACCGGGGGGCTTGCGCCCCCCGGTCCGGTTCGATCACGCCTTATTGATCTCGGTCACGAAGAGCGCCCAGCACGCAGCGAACTTGATCTCGCTGATGCCAGCCGCCTTCGCGGCGCTCTGGAGCTTATGCGCCAAGCTCTTCTTGTTCTTGGGGTCTAGCTTCTCGCGCCACTCCAGCCGCTCCTGCGCCCCGCCGCGCGCCGAGCCGCCTGCCGCCAAGCGCTCGATCATCCGCACGATGTCCGAGACGTGCGTGCTGCCAGCCTTGCGGAACTTGCCGACCAGACCCTTGATGGTTGTGGTATCGCCCGCGTCGCCAGCGAGCTTGCGGTAGGCCGCATCGCCGAGCGTCACCGCATACGCGGCTGTCAGCGTCACCGCGCCCTTGTCGTCGGCCTTGCATTGCTCGACCTTGCCGGTTGTCTCGTTCAAGACTTTGTAGGCCACGTTCGGCTGGATCGCGCACCAATTGGCGCTGAGGGCCGCACGGAACGCGGACATCAGGCCCTCTTCCGGCTTGAACCCGTCGCGCTGCTGCTCGGGGGTCGCAGCCACAAGGCCGATCTTACGGGCCTCGGTGAGCAGACCTTGCTGCTTGGACTCTATCTCGGACTTGACCTTGACGGCCAGCACGGCCAGCGCGGCCACGAGCTTGACGTTGATTGTCATCGCATCTACTCCTTATCACTAGCGGTATTGCTAGCGTGGTTAAAGATTAGCAAACCCCATGGTAACTGTCAAGAATATGCAGCAACCACGTTAACCGGGCGCCCGGTTGAGCATTTCCGTGCTGCACGGAAATGGGATTGCGCGACCCTACTGGCGGGGCACCACCCCGAAATGAAAAGGGACTCCTGCGAGCGCGATGGGGCCCCTAGTGTCTCTTAAACGACCACGTAAAATCTAAATCTCTATTATACAAACCACCCCCGTCATCGTTTGACACCCCTAAGCACTTCCTATATATGTATACGCTACGGTTCTTCACCGAGGCCGCACCTTGCAAGATGATCTGCTAGTCCCCGACATCGAATCCGACATCGCACTACCACGTAATGCGACACAAGCTCTTCTCGATCTAACTCCGATGCAGGAGCTTCAGATGCGGGCAGCTACGATAAAACTATTAAGTGATCTCAGCGGACAGCCTATCGTCCCTAGCGTGACTAACATGGCTCAGGCGGAGGACTTGGCCAAGAAAATGACCGAAGATCCCTCCATTAGGCCGGAATATTCTAGGTATCCGAACGAGACTTTGGCTTACTTGGCCGGCATGGTCCAGCAGATGAACTGCATGATCGTCGATGATCTGGCCGATCTTAAGCTCTATGTAACCAATAAACTGATTTTTGAGGCTGAAAACGCCGCTACGACCAAGGACAGACTCACCGCGCTACGTAATTTAGGTGAAATTGATGGTGTTGACGCCTTCAAGAAGCGCACTGAGATGACTATTCAGGTTAAACCCATCGAAGAGGTCGAAAAAGAGCTGCTTAGTGTGCTAAGTAACATCGAATATAAGGTTTTGGAGGGTAAAAATGCGCCAAAGGGTCAATTGGAAGCTCCGACAGCCGATATTTCTGATACTGAGACAGGCAGCGTATGAGCGCGCAGCCAGTATTGGGTCCGCAGGAGCTAGAGAGGCTGAAAACAGCCGTTCCGGGGCTCCCGGAGAAGGAGAAAAGGCGGGTTTTGGAGTTGCTGAAGACGTATCAGACGGAAAAAACCAAGGCTCTGGGCAAGGATAGCTTTCTGGATTTCATCCTGCACGTATATCCGGGCTACAAGATAGGTCCTCACCACCGTCGTCTGGCTCATATTTTCGAGGAAATCGCAGCGGGTAAGAAGAAAAGGGTGGTCGTGAACATCGCACCACGCTTCGGCAAGTCCGAGATGATCTCTTACCTCGCGCCAGCGTGGTTTCTCGGCAAATACCCGCAGAAGAAGATCATCATGTCGTCCCATACGGCCGATCTGGCCGTCAACTTCGGTAGGAGGGTTCGCAACCTTGTCGGATCAGACCTCTACAAAGACATATTCCCTCAAGTCGAGCTACAAGCTGACAGTAAGTCTGCTTCACGATGGGGAACCAACTTCAACGGCGAGTACTTCGCTATCGGCGTCGGAGGCGCTCTTGCTGGCCGAGGCGCTGACCTCTTCATTATTGATGACCCTCACGCGCTCAGGACGGACACACACGTACCAACTCCACTCGGATTCAAAACCGTCGCAGAACTCCGGGTCGGAGACGAAGTCTATGGTCCAGATGGACTTGCTACCAGAGTAATTGCCAAGTCCGATGTATGGAGGGACCGTGAGCTATATCGGCTGACGACCGACGACGGCGAGCAGGTATTGTGTGATGGTGGTCATTTATGGCCCTACATGTCGGACACCAGCCTGCTAAAGGCCAGAGTCAGGAATGTTACGACGCGGGAATTAGTGATTTGGAATAAGCCTAATCGGCCCTGCCTGCCCCGCCATGCTCCTGTCCGGTACCCTGAGGCGCTACTTCCGGTTGACCCTTATGTCCTAGGCGCGTGGCTTGGAGACGGCACTTCGTCTCTTGGACGCATGACTGCGCATCCAGACGATGCCCCGTTCATGCGGAGGCAGTTTGAGGATGCCGGGTATCAGGTTACAGATCAGGCGGACTCATATAGTTTTGGCGTGAAGAAGCTGCGCGCCGAACTCATTACCCTTGGAGTACTCAATAATAAACATATCCCGCTCAGGTATATGACCGCGTCCGTTGATCAACGCATGGCGCTGGTACAGGGAATGATGGATACAGACGGTAATGTGACTGAAGCCGGAGAGTGTTCGTTCAATAATACTAATGAGGGGCTTGTGCGGCAGTTCAGGGAACTTCTGCATAGTCTTGGTATCAAGGCCAAGATGCGGGTGTATTACGACTCGCGGCCTAATCATTCTCCGTTATATCGGGTTAACTTCAAGCTCGCCGACTGTTGCCGCATGCCCCGCAAGCGGGAACGGACATATACTCCGACCGATAAGCGACAGCGGTCGTTTAGCGTTGAAGCTACGGACTTACGTGGTGATGTCCAGTGTATTACCGTAGACCGGCCTGATGGTTTGTTTCTCGTTGGGCATGGTTACGTGGTTACGCATAACTCTGAACAGGAAGCAAAACAGGGTAGGCCAGACGTTTTCCTTCCAGCTTGGGAATGGTTCCAGTCAGGACCCATCCAGCGACTGATGCCGGGTGGCGCGATTATTATCGTGATGACCCGCTGGTCGAAGCTTGACCTGACCGGCCAAGTCCTCGATCACATGGCCAAGAATGACGACAGTGATCCATGGGAGGTCGTAGAGTTCCCCGCCATCTTGAATGAGAAGTCGCTGTGGCCTGAGTTCTGGCCGCTTGAGGAGCTGCTGGCCAAGAAGGCCAGCATGGACGTGCAGTACTGGTCCAGTCAGTACATGCAGAATCCGGTCAGCGAGGAGGGAGCGCTCATAAAGTCGCAGTGGTGGAACGTGTGGGAAGCCGACAACCCGCCGCCGTGCGAGTTCATCATAATGAGTATCGACACGGCTCAGGAGACGACTAACCGCGCTGACTTTACCGCGCTGCAGGTATGGGGGGTGTTCCTTAACGAGGAGAGCAGGAATTACAACATCATCCTGCTTGAAGCCATCAATGAGCGACTTGAGTTCCCTGAGCTTAAACAGATGGTATATGACCAGTATAAGCAGTGGGTTCCGGACGCGACCATCGTGGAGAAGAAAAACTCGGGCTCGGCGCTGTATCAGGAGATGCGGCGGACCGGCGTGCCGGTTGGTGAGTTCACTCCCGGCAAGGGCGCCGATAAGATATCTCGCGTCAATTCGGTAACTGACCTGTTTAAATCAGGTATTGTCTGGGCTCCGGACACCCGTTGGGCTCACGAGGTCATCGTGCAGTGCAACGACTTCCCGAATGGCAGGAACGACGACCAAGTGGACGCCATGACCTTGGCGCTCATGCGGTTCAGACAGGGTGGCTTCATCAGGATACCGAGCGACGAGCCGGAGCCTGTGAAGATGTTCAAGTCGAGGAGGACGGTTGGCTACTACTAAGAAGAAATCTGAGCCAGTCGAGATCAAGTCCGGCGAGTGGTACGTCGTGGCTCACGGCGACCCGCCGTATATCGAGGAGTGCTGCTCGTGCGGTCTGGTCCACCGGCAGGAATGGAAGATCGAGAACGGCAGAATATATTTCAAGTACGAAGTGGATGAGAAGGCTACCAAGGCCGCGCGCAAGCGACGGGGTATAAAGAGTAAGGAGTTTCCTGATGTCAGCTAATATGGACAAGGGCCTGTATCAGGCCCCACAAGGCATCGGGAGTCTCCCTGAAGCCGCTCCCATTGAGATCATAATCGAGGATCCGAAGTCGGTCACCATCGCGGTGCCGGTCAAGACAGACGAGGACTTCGACGAGAATCTCGCCGAGGAGATCTCCGAGTCGGACCTGTCCAGCTTGGCTGTCGATCTGCTTGGCGATTACGAGGCCGACTGCCAAGCCCGCAAGGACTGGTTGGAGACGTACGTCAAGGGTTTGAAGCTCCTTGGGCTCAAGTATGACGAGCGCACCGAGCCGTGGGCTGGTGCCTGCGGTGTCCAGCATCCGCTCCTGATGGAGTCGGCGGTCAAGTTCTGCAGTGAAACAATCATGGAGGTCTTTCCGGCCAGTGGTCCGGTCAAGGCCCTCGTGATCGGCAAGGAGACGCCGGACAAGCTGGCCGCCGCCTTGCGTGTCAAGGATGATATGAACTATCAGTTGACGGAGGTAATGAGTGAATACCGACCGGAACATGAGAAATTGCTCACTACACTCTGTCTATCCGGCAATGCATTTAAGAAGATCTACTTCGATCCTTCACTCAATCGACAGACTGCGCCGTACATCCCGGCAGAGGATGTTGTCGTACCTTACGGGGCGACGAGCATCGAGAGTGCCGAGCGCGTCACCCACAAGATGCGGAAAACCAAGAACGAGCTGAGGAAACTCCAGTTAGCGGGGTTCTACCGCGAGATCGACCTCGGCGACCCGGTTCTCGTGATGGACGAGGTCGAGAAGCAGAAAGCGATACTTGAGCAGGGTACATACTCTACCAGCATCGACAATCGGTTCCAGATCCTTGAGATGCACGTCAACCTGAACTTCCTTGATGATTATAAGTACGAGGACAGGCACGGAGACAAGACAGGAATCGAACTTCCTTATGTCGTCACTATCGAGAAAGGGACTCGCACGGTATTGGCCATCAGGCGCAATTGGCTGAAGGACGACGAGCTTAAGCTGCGACGCCAGCACTTCGTACACTATGGATATATTCCCGGCTTCGGCTTTTATTACTTCGGCCTCATCCACCTGATTGGCGGGCATACTAAGTCAGCGACCTCCCTGCTGCGCCAGCTAATCGACGCGGGTACGCTCAGTAACCTGCCCGGCGGCCTGAAGGCTAAGGGACTCAGGATTAAGGGGGACGACACGCCCATCGCGCCGGGCGAGTTCCGCGACGTGGACCTGATGGCCGGGTCGATCAAGGACAACATCCTGCCACTCCCGTACAAGGAGCCGAGTCAGGTGTTGCTGGCGCTGATGAATCAGGTCATCGAGGATGGTCGGCGCTTCGCGGCGCAGGCGGACCTCAAGGTCAGTGACATGTCGAGCCAGAGCCCGGTGGGCACGACGCTGGCCATTCTTGAGAGGACTCTCAAGGTCATGTCGGCCGTACAGGCCCGTATCCACAATGTGATGAAGCAGGAGTTTAAGCTCCTCGCCGCCATCATACGGGACCACACTCCAGAGGAATATAACTATGAGCCCGAAATTGGGTCTGCTTCTGCTAAGCAGTCTGATTACGATATGGTTGATGTTATTCCTGTCAGTGACCCTAACTCTTCAACCATGTCCCAGAGGGTCGTTCAGTATCAGGCGGTGCTTCAACTGTCTCAAACGGCACCTCAGATTTATAATCTCCCTTTTCTACATAGGCAGATGATCGAGACTCTTGGGGTCAAGAATGCTAGCAAGATTGTTCCCGATAAGGATCAGATACTTCCTATGGACCCTGTGTCTGAGAATATGGCAGTACTTATGGGTAAGCCTGTAAAGGCGTTCCTGTATCAGGACCACGAGTCGCATATCCGGGTGCATATGGCTGCCATGCAGGACCCCAAGATGATGCAGATCATCGGCCAGAATCCGCAGGCGCAGTTGATCATGGGCGCCGCTGCGGCCCACCTCATGGAGCATGTGGCCTTTGAGTACAGAAAACAGATCGAGAAACAACTTGGTGCATCTCTGCCGCCTCCCCCCGATTTTCTCGGCGATGACCCTGAGTCACCCATTGGTCATCTACCTCCTGCGATTGAGACACAGATCAGCTATCTCGCCGCCCAAGCAGCCGGGCAACTCCTCCAGAAGGACAAGGCTGAGGCCCAGATGATGCAGGCCCAGCAGCAACAGCAGGATCCGCTGTTCCAGTTGGAGCAGCAGAAAGTGCAGATTGCCCAGCAGGAAGTGCAGATCAAGCAGGCCGACCAGCAACTCAAGGCCCAGTTGGCTCAGGCCAAGCAGCAGTTGGACGAGCGTGACCAGCAGTTGGCCGAGGCCAAGCACCAGCTTGACGCAGCCCTCAAGCAGGCCAAGGAGCAGCGTGAGGACAAGCGGCTCATGCTGGATGCGGCGAGCAAGAAGGACGATATGGACCTGAAGCACTCGCAGCACGAGTTGGACGGGGCCAAGCTGGGGGCAGAGATCGCCAACCAGAAGCACGGTCACATCCTTGAGGCCGCGAAGGCTGCCGACCAGCACCACCTCGACGAGGGGGCTCAGGAGCTGGACGGAGCGCGGCTAGGTGTCGAGATTGGCAAGCATCACATGGAGCATCATGCGGATATTCAGAAGCACAAGGACGACCAAGCCCACGACCTCCACAAGCACCAGACTACCCAGCACGCTGATCTCAGGAAGCACGCAGCTACGCTCAATACTGACATCCATAAACACGAGACCAGCCTTGCGCAAGAGCATAGGCACCATGCGGACGAAATTAAGATCAAGGAGAAAATCGCCAATAAACCGGCTCCTAAACCTACTGGGAGTAAGAAGTAATGGGTGAAGTAGTTAGTATTAACCCGGCGGTCCGTGGGGCTGAATGGGTAATCGACGAGCTTACCGACAGGGTGAGTAAAGGAGACAGGGTATTGGGGTTCTCGTTTCCCATGGAAAAGAACCCCGAAGGCTACTCCAGTATCATCGCACCAGATGAAGTGGCGTTGTCCAACCTGCTCCTTGCGCGGGCTATTTTAGACGAATTGATCCACGACATGATGAGCAGTGGGAGGAAGAATGAGTAATGCCGAGCGAGATGTAACGGGGTTTATGAACGAGCTGGACAAGTCCATCGCAAGCTTGACTGCTGCGCTGGAGGACGGCGGACTCACGGACTTCGCACAGTATAAATTCCTCGTTGGCCAGATCCGTGGTGTCAAGCACGCCAAGCTCCTGATCGAGGAATACATTCAGAAAATGGAGAAAGATAATGGCTGAAGTAGCGGTGGAACGGACACTTAAGACTGTAGAGGAGAGAGCCAGTCAGCTACCGAAGCCGACCGGATATCACATCCTCTGTGCGGTACCTAACGTCGATACGACATTTGGCGGTAAGATCGAGAAACCCAAGGAGACTCAGGACGTAGAGGAGCAGACTACTATTGTCCTTTATGTCATTGAATTGGGCCCACAGGCTTATATGGATAAGACGAGATACCCCACAGGGCCGTGGTGTCGCAAAGGCGATTTTATTATTTGTAGGTCTTATTCAGGTACGCGGCTTAAGATTCATGGGCGCGAGTTCAGAATCATCAACGACGACACTGTCGAGGCTGTCGTTGACAACCCGGTTGGCATTGGGAGGGCAGGCTAATGGCTGAAGCATTCAAGTTTCCAGACGAGAAGCACGAGGACGGTCCCGGCAAGAAGGCTGAGACTGACGACATTAAAATTGAGGTCGTGGACGACACGCCCCCGGACGATAAGGACCGGGAGCCGATGCCCAAGCCTATCGTCGAGGAGCTGGATCACGACGACCTAGAAGAATATTCCGAGAAGGTCAAGCTGCGGATGAAGCAGCTCAAGAAGGTGTGGCACGACGAGCGCCGGGCCAAGGAGACTCTTGCGCGCGAGCGCGAGGCCGCCGTTCAGTTCGCCGAGCTAAAACATAAGGAAAATGAAGAACTTAAGAAGCGCATGAGCGCTGGCGAGAAGATCTTCATCAAGGAGGTTGGTGACGCCGCCAAGACCCAGTTGGAGACGGCTCGGGCTAGTCTTAAGACCGCTTACGAGTCTGGGGACGCGGGCGCTATCGCCGCTGCCGCTGAGGCCCTTCAGGATGCCAAGTTGCGCCAGAGGGAGATCGAAGGGTTCAAACCTACTGGACAAATCGAAAAGGATGTGGTAGAACGTACTTCACAGGCTCAGCCAACCGCCCGCCCGGACCCAAAAGCCGAGGCGTGGAAGGCCAAGAATGGATGGTTTGGCAGTGACGAGGAGATGACAGCCCTCGCACTGGGTCTGCATGAGAAGCTGGTCAAGAGTGGCGTTAGCCCGGCCAGTGATGAGTATTATCAGACGATTGATAAGACTATGAAAAAGCGGTTCCCCGAGAACTTCGAGGAGCCCGATAAGCCGGAAGCCCCGGCCCGCAGACCAGCCACTGTAGTGGCTCCTGCTACTAGATCCACTGCGCCACGTCAGGTGCGACTTAACACGTCGCAGATATCCATAGCCAAACGCTTGGGTATTAGTCCCGAAGCGTATGCGCGTGAATTAATCAAACAGGAGAATCAGAATGGCTGAGAACCGTCTTGCTCGTGAACTTGAGAGTCGTGAAGAGAATATGCGCCCAACAGCATGGCAGCCGCCGCAACTGCTGCCGGATCCCGCGCCAAAGGAAGGGATCTCGTATCGGTGGGTGCGTATCAGCACGATGGGCCAGTCCGACCCGACGAATGCCTCGGCTAAGTTTCGTGAAGGCTGGGAGCCGTGCAAGCTCATCGACCATCCGGAACTGAAGATGCATACCAATCCCAATAGCCAGTTCAAGGAGAACATTGAGATTGGTGGGTTGCTGCTCTGCCAGATGGCCAGTGAGAAGGTCCGGCAGCGCAGGGAGTACTACACGAAGATGGCTGATCAGCAGATGGGTGCGGTAGACAATAGTTTCTTGAAAGCGAATGACCCGCGTATGCCGATGGATGCCCTTGGTCCAGCGGTCAGCCGCAAGTCCACTACGACCTTCGGGCGTGGTAGACCGAATTCTTAATCTAGGAGTTTGAACAATGGCTTATCCGACTGTTTCAGCAGCCTATGGATTTCGGCCGGTAAACCTGATCGGCGGACGAGTCTATTCGGGCTCCACGCGCATGGTTCCGATTGCTGAAGCCTATGGCACCGGCATCTACTATGGTGACTTGGTGGGTTTCACCTCTGGTACCCTCAAGTCCTCGGCGCTGGCTTATAACACCGCGTCGCCGGTTGCCGGCACGTTGGGTGTGTTCGTCGGTTGCGAGTACACCCTGACCGGTGGTCCGATCTACGGCAAGAACCGCTATCAGTACTGGCCGGCTAGCACGGTCTCGCAGGATGCGGTCGCCTACGTCGTAGATGACCCGAACGCCGTCTTCAAGTCGGCGGTTATCGCGCAGTCCTCGGCTGGCGCGAGCAACACTGCCACCACGATTGGTTACATCTCGCAGGCGTATGTGGGCTCCAACTGCACCCCGGTGACGGGTACGGCTGGCAGTACGCAGACGGGTGACTCGGCATGGGGCATTAGCTCCCCTACCGCCCCGTCCAACCAGTATGGTGTGGTCCGGACGGCGACGACGCTGCCTTTCCGCATCGTCGGTGTGGTGCCTGAGACGCAGGTTGTGGTCAGCGCGGCTGGTACGAGTTCTTCGACCACCATCACGCTGTCGGCTACGCCTGCCACGACCTCGCTGATTCAGGCGGGCATGCAGGTTATCGTGCCGAACACGGCGGGTACCGGCTACCAGACTGGTGGCTACCCCGGTGACTATAACTACGTCACCAACGTGAACGGTACGTCGATCACCATTGCGACGGGTGTCACTCAGGGTACGGCGGTGAATATTCTGTTCATTGGGTATCCGGAAGCATTGGTAACTTGGTCTGGTACGTATCATTCGTACAATCAGGCCGCTGGCGTCTAAGGGAGCATCTAAATGGCCATTTCAAGAGCACAGCTACTTAAGGAACTGCTCCCCGGACTGAACGCTCTGTTCGGTATGGAGTATGCGACCTACGGTGAGGAGCATAAGGAACTCTACGAAGTAGAGACCTCCGAGCGTTCCTTTGAGGAAGAGACCAAGCTCGCTGGATTCAGCGCCGCTCCGGTCAAGAACGAGGGTCAGGTCATTACGTATGACAATGCGCAGGAAGCATGGACTGCTCGTTACAACCACGAGACCATCGCCCTTGGGTTCTCGATTACCGAGGAGGCCATCGAGGACAACCTTTATGACAGTCTCAGTAAGCGATATACCAAGAGTCTTGCCCGTGCCATGGCGTATACCAAGCAGGTTAAGGCTGCTTACGTCGTCAATAATGGCTTTACGCTTCCGCTGGCGGGCACTGGCTCGGGCGACGGCGTGTCGCTGTTTAGCACGGCGCATCCGCTGGTCAGTGGTGGTACGAACAGCAACACCTTCTCGACTTCGCCTGATCTTAACGAGACCTCCCTTGAGGCGGCCGTTATCCAGATCGCCGCTTGGACCGATGAGCGTGGCCTGCTGATTGCTGCGAAGCCGCGCAAGCTGATCGTGCCGCCGAACCAGATGTTCGTTGCCAAGCGCCTGCTGGACACCGAGCTTCGGGTGGGTACGTCCGATAATGACATCAACGCCCTCAAGGCGATGGGTGCCATTCCGGAAGGTTACAAGGTCAACCACTTCCTCACGGATACCCATGGCTGGTACCTGCTGACGGATGTGCCGAATGGCCTCAAGCACTTCGTCCGTACGCCACTCCAGAACTCAATGGATGGGGATTTCGATACCGGCAACGTGCGTTACAAGAGCCGTGAGCGTTATAGCTTCGGGTATTCGGATCCCATGGGAATATTTGGCGTAGCTTAAATCAGTGGTTTAAGTGGCCCTGAATAGAGGAGTTGCAGTATAGGGTGGGATGCGGTAAATTACCTGTGTCGTAACACAGGAGGTCCAGATGGACACCGCATCCCTTCCGAAAACTCGGGCTGAAGCCAAGGCGATAGGAGCGAAGTATTACTTTACTGGTGAACCGTGTAAGCACGGTCACCTAGCTCCTAGAAAGGTTAAGGGTGCATGCGCTGAGTGTATTAAGGCTGAGTGGAAGGCTAGTGCGGGTAAACGGGCTAAGTACTTTAAGGAGTACAACCGGTCTGAAGCTGGGCAAGAAGCGAAGCAGCGATATTACAAAGCTAACCGTGATGTAGTTATAGCTAGAGCGCAAGCTAGACCAGCAGAAGAGAAGCGTAGAGTTAAGCAGAGTTATAAAGAGGCTAATCCGGATCTTTATAAAGCGCTGACTAGTTTTAGGCGCAGACGGTTTAGAGATGCAACACCGCCTTGGCTGACTAGAAAGCAGAAGTCAGAGATTAGAGATCTATATAGAATTGCGATTACGATGAGTAGGACTACCGGAGAGCGTTACGTAGTTGACCATATTGTGCCATTGCAGTCTGACGTGGTTTGTGGTTTACATGTACCTTGGAATCTTCGGGTAATTACTCAGGTAGAGAATTTGTTGAAGTCGAACAAGCATGAATGACTGGGATTCCAGCCGTACAGACCGGCCCAGCGGACGATGCAGAGACTGTACGGCTAATTCCCCCTGCAAGGGGTAGGAGACTGATATGGCTTTTCGTACTTTCCTTGGACCCATTCTTAACGGTACCGTTAAGAACATTAATCCCATTGTCGATACTTCAGCTACTCCCAGCCCGACGTATCTGACACTCAATGCTGTCCAGACCAGCACGTACGGTGGTTACCGTAATACCGGTGCTAGCGACGCCTATCAGTTTATTTCTCTGCCTGCCACTACGTTTACCAACATTGCTGCTGCGTCATTCCCGTATACGTTCTATCCGACGTATACCGTGGGTGGTGTTGCTTATCCGATTGTAATTCCGGCTGGCTCGTACATTGATAATATCAATCTGGACCTGACCACGGCGTTCACTTTCAGTGGCTCGCCTACCGGGTTCACGATTGGTCTTAACCTGATTGGTGGTGTGGGTTCGGCCTATACCACAGCTACGGCTATTGCGACTATCGGTGCTTCGGCCGCCCTGACTGCGTTCACGTCCAACACTGGCCGGTTCGTGTGTGGTAATAGTGGCTCGACCATCTCAGCTACTAACCCGCTGGCTTACCCGACTACATCTACCATTCTGGCCAATACCGGCGTCACCGATACGCTGTTGCAGCTTGTGCTGACATTCAATGGCGGCACTACTCCAGCTATTACGGCTGGCGCACTGACGCTGGGGATCGACTATTGCATGCGTAGCTACGACGGTACGTGGTACCCGCAGACGCCTCCGGGCGCCCCGCAGACCTCGTTCCCGCAGACCTACTAAGTGGTGGCCTGAATGGCTACGCAAACTGATGTAAAAGCCGTAACGGTCTCGGCGACCGGGGCCTTGAAGATCGGCGGTGTTGCTGCTACTGGCGGCGCCGCCGGCTCCTACGGTGGTGGGTATCCACGTATCAAGGGGATCTATTACTCCTGTGCCACAGGTGGTACGGTGGCAATTACTGATGGCGGATCAGGCGGACCCACGCTGCTGTCTATCGTGGTCCCAGTTGGTGCGGCGTGTATCTGGATCCCCGGCGAAGGTATCAGGTGTAACCTTGGAGACCCATACTTGACGCTGACTACGGCTGTCGGGTCAATTACGATTTTCTACGGGTGAACCATGCCTAAACAATACGAGGAGATTCGCGACTCGTACTTGAAGAAGGGCAAAGACGAGAAGGAAGCTAAGAAGTTAGCTGCAATGACTTACAACTCGCGCCATCCGGGGCACCCGATGAACGCGAAGACTCACGGGCATTTTGCTAAGGGTGGACATACCATGGCCAAGAAGAAACTCGTTGCTCCTCGACTCCCGCCGCAGCTTGCGGGCCCCGCCATGGGTGCGCCACCTCCGGGTGGAGCGCCGATGGGTGCTGGCCCCGGTCCCGGTGCGCCGGGTATGAAGCATGGTGGTAAGACTCATCACAAGAAGTTTGCCGAGGGCGGTGAGACCGTCAAGGGTGAGCAGGGCCCGGTTAAGAAGTGGGGGCTCAAGGGCGAGGAGAGTGACGCTCATGGCAAGAAGGTTGCCATGAAGCACGGTGGCAAGACACATTCACGCGGCCATGGCATTGAACGCAAGGGCTTTTCTGCCGGTGGCGCGTGTCGTGGTGATGGGATCGCCGAGCGCGGTCATACTCGCGGATCGTTTCGTTAAGGAGATATTTAATGTCTAAGCATAAGCATCACCACAAGCATGGCGGTCGTGTCGTGGGTGGGCATTCGCCGGATCATTATCATGATATTGAGACGCCGTTTACCGAGCATCACTCGGATAAGTCGCCTCATCATGGGTCGCATCCGGATCACTACAAGAAGCATCAGGATCACGTCCGCGAAGAGTTTCACGGGAAGTAAACCGTGACTACGCCTACGTACCCGACTACGGGTACCACGGCGTTTAACCTCGACTTCGCTACAATCGCGGAGGAGGCGTTCGAACGCACGGGTACCGAGATGCGTTCAGGCTACGACCTGCGTACAGCACGTCGTAGCCTTAATCTATTATTGATTGAATGGGCCAATCGCGGTATTAATATGTGGACTGTTGATGGTCCATACAGTGTCACCCTAGTTCAGGGCACCGCGACTTATATTCTGCCTAATGATACCGTGGATCTTCTCGACCACGTTATCCGTACAGGTGCTGGTAATGTCGCTACACAACAGGATCTGAATATCACGCGGATTTCGGAATCCACATATATGACGATTCCTAACAAGCTGACACAGGGTCGGCCGATCCAAGTCTGGATTAATCGACAGGGGGGTATGAACAATAGTAATACGTCCTTGCCAAGTAGTTCTAGCCCTCAGTTTACTGTGTGGCCTATCCCTGATGGTTCCACTACTTGGACTTTTGTGTACTACCGCCTGCGTCAGATACAGGACGTAGGCGCTGGATTTAACGGACAAGATGTACCGTGGCGGTTTATACCTGCAATGGTAGCTGGCCTTGCCTATATGCTTTCAATTAAGTTACCGCTTAAGGATGCTCAGATCCGCGTACCGGCGCTCAAGGCCATGTACGAGGAGGCTTGGCAGCTAGCTGCTGATGAGGATCGCGAGAAGGCGAGCATCAGGCTTGTACCTAGGCAGACCTTCTTGGGTGTTGGTTAATGGGTAACAAATTCGCCAGTGGCAAAAATGCAATTGCAGAATGTGATATCTGCGGTTTCAGATATAAATTGTCTCAATTGAAGCCACTGACGATCAAGACCAAGATCACGAACATCTTAGCTTGCCCGGAATGCTGGGACCCAGACCACCCGCAGTTGCAGCTTGGTATGTACCCTGTGGAGGATCCACAGGCCATCCGTAATCCGCGTCCGGATCAGGCTGGCTATTACGAAGTTGGCAATCAGGGTGCTACGGGTAGTAGAGATATACAATATGGATGGAATCCTGTAGGTGGTAGTAGATACCTATTCGATACTGAGCAGCCTGCTACGGGGATCGGTACACCCAATAAACTAATTGCTCAAGGTCTGTTAAACTCGGTTACAGTAACGGTTTCGTAGGAGACTCACATGGCTCACAGCGATGAAAAGGCAGACCGGGCCCTGATCAGGAAGATGGTCAAGCCTGCTGCTCGGAAGATGAGTGGTGGGGGTAAGACCAATGCCAACATGCTCAAGTACGGTCGTAACATGGCCAAGATCAAGGCGCAGAGGGGCGGCTAATGGCTAAGAAACACAACGTTGAGCGGCCGATCAAGTACTTCGGGTGGGATACGCCACCCGAGGGGAAGTACCAGCAGCCTGTCTCGCTTCCTACTTCTGATGTCGGGTCAGGTTATCCTCAGAAGGATTTTGATAAGGATAACGTCCTAGTTAAAGGGCGCTGGCCGTCTGGTACGGGTAAGAAGACCAAGCTCACCATGCGCGGTACAGGCGCTGCCGAGCGTGGTAAAGGGTTTATGGAGAACCACAAAAAGTTCTCTGTCGAGGAGTAATGAGTGATACTTACCTATGCCGCTGGAGTGACGCTACCGGCGCCGGGTAACCTGTGGTCGGAGATCCAGACCTATACGAGTAACTACGAGACGACCTTCGTCTCGGATATTCCTACATTCATCACGGCCGCTGAAGAGCGCATCTTCAACAGTGTCCAGCATCCGGCGTTCCGCAAGAACCAGACCGGCAACATGACATTCGGCAACAAGTACCTGACGTTGCCTACGGACTGGCTTGCTACTCACTCATTGACGGTTATGGATCCCGTCACGCAGGCCCAGACATTCCTGCTTAACAAGGACGTGAACTTCATTCGTGAAGCATATTCGCTGCCGAATTACTATTCGACGCCTCTCTATTATGGCCAGTTCGATCCAACCACGCTGATCCTCGGCCCTACGCCCGATGCGAATTATGGCGTGGAGCTTCATTACTTCTATTATCCCGCGAGTATCACCACTGCCGGTACCTCGTGGCTAGGTAATAATTTTGCCAGTGTCCTGTTGTATGGTGCCCTTCGCGAAGCCTACGTGTACATGAAGGGGGAAGCAGACGTTATCCAGATGTACGAGAACAAGTATCAGGAGAGCATGGCGCTTCTCAAGGTACTCTCGGATGGCAAGGACCGGCGTGATTCCTATCGTAGCGGGCAGACTAGGGTACCGGTCCCGTGAGTTACCAGACCCTATGCAGTTCATTCAAGGTAGAGTTGTTGGAGGGGTATCACGCCTTCAGCTCGGCATACCGCGCAGCCGATACTTTCTATATAGCCCTGTATACGTCAGCAGCTACGCTCGGAGCGACGACCACTGCGTACACGTCGTCCAATGAAGCTACTGGGGGTAATTATGTCGCTGGTGGACAGGTACTCGTCCCCACCGTTCCGCTTATTTCTGGTACTACTGCTTGCCTTAATTTTGGTAACGTGCAGTGGACCGGCTCTATTACTGCTAATAGCGCGCTGATCTACAACGTCAGTCAGGACAATCGCGCGGTTTGTGTCCTTAACTTCGGGTCCAACAAGACTTCTACGTTGCTATTCAATGTAACGTTTCCGCCAGTTGATGACCAATACCAAGCTCTTATCCGGATCCAGTAATGCCTCTTTCAGTACAACATGTTAAGACGGCTACTGGGTCCGACAATACCCAGTACGAGATCCGGCCGTCGAACTGGAATAGTGTACATGCCATTACGCTGAATCTCAGCGGTACTGATATCAGCGGGGCCTTCTCTAATTCCAATAACGTCTCGTTTGGCACCAACGTTTTCGGAGCGATGACTGGCTCGGCTAGCTTCAATCAATCTGTACAGACTCAAGGCTCAGTTCAGATCAATGGCAGCACCGGCTCCATAGTATTCGCCAACTCCAACGGTGTGACGTTCGGCGGTAATGCTGGAACTATTACTGCCAGTGTAGTTGCTGGTGGAGGTGGCGGCGCGGCTATATCTGCTGTCGGATCCTCACAGAATACCGGCACTGTAGTTTTCTCTAATAGCAATAATATTAGTTTCGGGATGAACGGTTCTGTCGTTACAGCTTCAGCGTCATCTCCTGCTCAGACTGCGTACGTATTCTCTAACTCCAACGGTATTTCATTCGGGACTAATGCTAGTACCGTAACTGCAAGCTATACTGTTCCGACTCAGAGTACCCAGACGCAGCCGGCCGGTGCTATAGCTGGAACCAACTGGACCACGACATCCACGGCGGGTAGCCAGCTTACTGGAACGATGAACTCGTCTGGCCTGACCCTTGCTGTTCCAGCGTGGCTTACCACTGCTGCGGCCGGTGGTGGCGTTGCTATCGCTGCCAGCAACTCTACATTTACGTCTGGTACGGTGGTCTTGTCCGCTGCCGGCGGTGCGTTGACCATCAGTAATGGTGCCCAGTCTGCACTGTTCTCTGTACCTGCCACGTCGAGCCTCGTCGGTACCAACGGTATTAGCATCTCGACTAATGGTAGTACGATCTCGATCAGTAATCTTGGGCTTGCTGTTTCTGGCGGCGCTGGTACCAGCACGTCGTTGACCGGCATAACGTTCGCTAATAGTAACGGCGTTACTTTCGGGCTGAGTACTGGCGCAGGTGTAGGTACTATGACTGCTTCGTATACCGTGCCGGCTGCCCAGACGGGAATTAGCGGGGTTGCTGTCAGCAACTCTACTTATACGTCGGGCACTCTTACTCTTACTAATTTTAACAATATTAGTTTCGGATCGGCTGCTGGTGGAGCGATTAGTGCTTCGTTTGCCCTTAACGTATCTGGCGGTGCCGGTACATCCAACGCTCTGTCAGCTATTACATTCCAGAACAGCAACGGAATCACGTTCGGTTTGAGTACTGGCGCGGGCGTCGGTTCGATGACCGCCAGTTACAACTCCACCCAGTTTGCGGGTACAGGTACGGCTGTTACAGGCCGCGCCTCTATATCTTTGAGTTCCAACGGTATTAGCTTTAACGGTTCAGCCCTTGTAGGTTCGGCTACCGGCACTGCGTCAACTACTGGTGCGTTTTCGTTCGGTGCCAACAGTAGCTCTATCAACATCGCACTACCGTATCGGACTCGCATGATTCTGCCGATAGCAGGGCATGTGACTTCCTTGACCGCGCCTAACAATGGTTTCATGTCCTTCCAGTACATGGATATCCAGAATCCCCTGACCGCCAGCCGACTTGATGCCCTTGTGTACATGTCAGCCAGCACTACAGCGAATGCTTCTACGTTCGGTGTAGCCTATTCGGCTTGGGGCGGTATCTTCACTCGTAACGTCAGTACGCTGGCCTCGGTGGCTACCGGCTCTACAGCGACCAATTATACGTATGCTTCTAATTCTGCTGGGGCTACGTGGTTGACCCAAGGCGCCATGTACGCAGTATCATTGCCGATGAACATGAACCTGCCGCCGGGTGAGTACATCGTGGCTTATGGATTATCTACCGCTACGTCTGTCAGTAGCATGGCTAGCTGGACTATTTCGATGATGGGCGCCAACGACCTCCAGACGACATGGAACTACGCTGAATTGGGTTCCACTACCAATGGCAGTTATAACTTGTCCAGCGGTATGGGTGTATATTCTGGTGCAGGGTCGATCTCTACCAGCTATAATATTGCTAGTATCTCCGGGACAGGTTCTAGCTTGTCTGCAGCCAATATCAATCTGGTTCTCAGGAACGCCTGATGTCGATTTATACTAAAAACACAGGACAAATTTGGTCTCAATCCGGTGGTGGATTGTGGGTTTCCGGTATTGTGCCGTTGACCATTACTACGCCATCTATGATTCCTGTTACGGGTACAGTAGGTATTCCGTATGCCTATTCCATGTCTGCTACGGGCGGCATACCTCCGTATACGTGGAGTCTAGTATCTGATGCCGGGTCCAACAATTCTTGGGTAGTTACCTCGTTCGGATCACTGACTTGTACCCCGACCAATGCGGAAACTGATTCGGCTATTGTGATTAAGGTGCAGGACAGTATTGGCAATACTGCGCAGGGCACATTTAGCGTTATGGTTAGCGCTAGCAGTAATCCGTACGCTATCCGCGCACCGCAGGCCGGAGATCTGTATCTCGACACGACGGCCGGGAGTGACGGCAGCGGCACGTTCGCGAGCCCGTGGAACAACATCACTGCTGCGCGTCTCGCGACACTGACCGCCGGGCAGGCGCTCTGGGTGCGTCAGGGCAGCGTAGTCGCACCGTGGCCCGACATGGGCGTCGTCGCGATGAACAGCGGCACGGCCGGCAATCCGATCATCGTGTCGTGCTACCCGACCGGAGGAAACTGGACCGCTGGCACGTGGGAAACGGCGACGATCAATAATCTGACTGCGGGCACCTACGGCGGGTCTGGGTACAGCGGCCGGATCATGATCAACATGGCGTATTGGTACTTCAAGGGGTTCAGCCTTAACTCTGCGGACACCGGGTTCAGGCTCGGCAACGGACCCAACAGCCCGGTCGGGCCGTGCTCAAACATCCGGTTCATCGACATCACCGGAACGCGCAACGACTCGCTCGGCAACACCGACAACAGCGGCATCATCCAGTGGGACGTGAACAACACCGGACTCATCGAGATCGTGCGCGGAAGCTGGACGGGACCCGTTAAAGCCAACAATCAGGCATGCCTGTTTTTCGACAACTCGACGGCACCCATCACCGTCATCGGAGCGCTTGTCGTGGGCAGCGCGCGCCCGATCTACTTCAAGCACAACCCGCAGATCAACCCCGGTGGCACGATCAAGAATTGCATCATCGATCTCACGGGCACAACCGGGCTCGGTGGTCAGCGCCATCACGTCGCCTATCAGAACAACGTATTCATTGGCGACGGCGTAAACTCTGGCAGCTCGGTGCAGCTGAATCTGAACGGCGGCGGCGGCCCCGGCGCGACCGCCAGTTATGCGACTTTCAATCACAACACGTTCTACGGCAGCTTCACGGCCAACGGCGACCTGACGTCCACGAACAATACGTTCACCAACACCGTCATTGCCGGCGCCGCCATCAACGGCACCCCGGCGGGCAGCGGACACGACGTCGGCCAGTACACGACTGGCCTAGGCGGCTGCACGTTCGACTACACGGCCACGGATTCGCTAGCGCGCTACTTGAATAATCACACCACGTATACGCTCTCAGCGTTTGCCGCCGCCAATCCACCAAATGAAGCACATGGCGTTACGGGAGCAATATCTTTCGTGGGCGGATCTTCTGGCGGCGGACATAGCGCCGCCGGGTGGGCGCTTGTCGGTGGATCGGCTGGAAAGAACGCCGCGAATGACGGCACAGACTGCGGCGTCAATGCCGCCAACCTGCTAACGGCGAACTAACATGGCATACACATGGGTACAATCAGTCCAGAATTCCGCTAACTCAGCGACGATATCGGTATCCCCCAGTGCGGGGAATTTGCTGGTGCTAGCGTCGTTCACCAGTTCTGGTGCCGGCAATCCGCTTCTAACTCAGGTACAGGATAATAATTCGGTCAACTGGACGCAGGCGATTGCTACGCAGGCGATAGTCTCATCTTATGTCACGTACTACTACCTCCAGAACTGCGAGGCCGGTATCACTTCGGCGACGTGTACTTATAACGGCGGTCCTCCGGGGACTATCGTCACGACGATCACGGAGTATTCGGGCATTGCAACTACTGGCGCCCTACTCGGGTCAGTCAGCAATACGCAAACCAGTCCCGGCACCGGCACTGACATTCTGACTTCCACGAACTTCAACGTAACGACGCAGCCAGCATTGATCTATGGGCAGATGTGGAATCCCCAGAACGACACCGCAGGAGCTGCCGGTACAGGGTTCACGAACCGATTTGTACCTAGCAATTATGGTGGTCGAGTAGAGGACAAGCGCGTGACGGCAACCGGCAACACAGCGGCGACCTTCACGCTGGGCGGGTCTGGTACGGATACGTTCATCACGTTTTTGCTAGCCTTCGCGGAATCCGGCGGCGGCACGAATAATGCTACTATAGCTTGGGTTGTTTAAGGAACTAACATGCCTATCTCGGTACAACATGTTTTATCGGCTACGACGCCTGACAACACGTCGTACGAGATCAGGCCATCCAACTGGAACAGCGTTCACGCCATTACCCTGAACCTCAGCGGTACTGACATCAGCAATGCCTTCAGTAATTCCAATAACATCACTTTCGGTCTTGCTCCCGGCGGTCAGATCACTGCGTCTGCGTCCTATAGCCAGTCTACGTTCAACCAGTCCATACAGACTCAGGGCTCAGTCCAGATCAACGGTAGCACCGGCTCTATAGTATTCTCTAATTCCAACGGGATTACTTTTGGTGGGGTCGGTTCTACTATCACCGCCAGCTATAACAGTGCTGCTGGCGGGGCTGCTATCTCGGCACTTGGAAGTTCGCAGAATAGCGGTACGGTAGTTTTCGCTAATTCCAACGGCGTGTCGTTCGGCATGACCGGCTCGACCATCACGGCGCAGGTTACCGCATCTGTTAGTGCGGGCGTGGCCGCGATGCAGGTATCCAACAACACCTTCACGTCCGGCACGATCAGCATGCTGAACAGCAATGGTATCAGCTTCGGTTCGTCCGGTGTCAACGGGATCACTGCCAGCTATACGACTCCTTCTACTACTAATCTTGCTGGTACTGGATTTAGTACCCAGACTGCTACTGGTTCTCAACTAGTCGGTACACTGAACACCACAGGGCTTACTCTCGGCGTTCCGCAGTGGATTACGACCTTCACCGGTGGCGCTGGCACTAACTTCTCCGGGTACAACGCTACCGGGACTATGAATAGCTCTGGCCTGACACTCTCCGTAGGCGTCGGGTCTGCTGCTGGTACGGCTGGTATCTACGGTGAAGGTAATACCACCGGCCAGAGTTCGTCGTCCAGCTACAACATGAGCAGCCTGCCTATTGCTGGCGCGGGCATTATCAGCATCGGCCAATCAGCCGGCTCGCTGCAGATCTCGGCTCCGAATCCGGTGGTCCTCAGTCAGATGTCCATGGGCATCAGTGGTGGTAATACACTGGGTAACACTGGCACTGTAGCTCAGGGTCAGGTAGTTCTGGCTGGTGGCCCTAATATAACTTTGAGTGGATCCACTAATGGATCCAATATGACTGTTACGCTCCTTGGTGGGGCTAACTTCTCGGCTGGCGCTGCGAGCGCTAATCTTGGCTCGGTTGTATTCTCTAACTCTAATGGCGTGTCGTTCGGCCTCAACGGCTCTACGATTACAGCTAGCGCCGTGGGCGGTGGAGGCGGTGGTGGCATCTACGCGGGCGTCTCCAACCTCGGCAACTACGCCGGCTCCACGGGCACGGTTTCTACCGGTAACGTGGTCTTCGCTGGTTATGGTGCCATCAGCCTGTCTCAGTCCACGGGCGCGGCTGGCTCGGCAGCGACCATCTCGATCAGTGCGCCGGCTACGTCTAGCCTCATCGGTGGTGCCAATATCACTGTCTCGACGGCCGGTAATTCGATCACGATCATCGGCGCGTCTGCTGCTCCGGCGCCTATCGCTATCTCGGCGGGCACGACCAGTGGATCCCTGAGTTCCGTAGTCTTCACCAACGCCAATAACGTATCGTTCCAGCTTAACGGTTCCACGATCAGCGGGTCGATTGCCACGACTTATGCGGGTACGGGCTTTACTTCCACTACGACTGCCGGGTCGGTGCTTGTTGGCACTCACAATACTGCCGGCCTGAGTCTGGGTGTTCCGGCGTGGATCACGACCGCCGCTGGAGGCGGCGGAGCGGCTATCAGTGCGGCTGGTAATAGCGTAAGCAACGGTACCGTTGTCTGGTCTAACTCCAACAACGTCTCGTTCGGCATGGCTGGCTCGACGGTCACCGCGAGCGTGGGTGGTATAGCCGGAGGTGTCGGTATCTCGGCGGCCGGTAGTTCTCAGACGACTGGTAATATTATCTTCAGCAACTCCAACGGCGTGTCGTTCGGGATGAACGGTTCTACCGTTACCGGGTCGATTGCTACGACCTATGCGGG